GCTCTGCTCTTGGATCTGCTCTTCGGCATCGACCGCTGCTCTCCTCCCGAATCTCTTAACGAACCACTGGTCCTCTGCAACAATCCGAAGGAAGTTGCGAAGCTTCGTGTCCGACAGACCTTCCTCATGCAAATCCTTTCGGAAGGCGATCTCTGCACGATAGACTCTTCGTCGCTGATAATCGCGGCCAAGGGCGGGAAAGGCCTTGGCGTCCCACCGGTGTTTGGAATCGTCAAACTGGTAGTTCATGACGTCCATGTGGCGTATGCCATATATGTGGACTAAACGAAGTATGCGTATGTGTATGTAATACACTCATTGCGTTCGGTGTTCAGAATCAGACCGCAGCCCTTGCGGCATTCGCGGCCAGCCCACAGACAGACGTTGCACTGCTTGACTCGCACGACGTCCGGCACTTCCTGGGCGATGGCGTCGATCTCTGCGTCACTGAGTCCGATTGCTGGCTTTGCCATGATCTTCTCCTCACAAGGTTTTGTTCGTCACTACTTAAAGTATACACCAGATCCTGCGAGATACAAATCAGTTTGCCACTTTTTCTTCGTCACGTTTGCCGAGCTTTGGCCGAATTGCCATGTTTCCGCGTTTATGGCTTTTTTGGCCGTCTTGACGTCGGAATATTCGCCGACAAAGTTATCGGACGTATCCCAGACTTTCACGTGACCGATTTTCTTTTCGATCAAATAGTCTCCCGCGTTCATGTTTTGTCCCCTTAAAAAGCTTTGTTCGTCACTACTTAAAGTATACACCAGATCCTGCGAGATACAAATCAGGTGGTTTTATCACTTTTTCTTCGTCTTCGAGACGCACGTTTCGTTAATCTTGGCCCGAACCCTCCGTCAGGTAATCCTGCCAGTCACCATAGGTCGCTAGGTACTTTTGCACGATGCATCTCGCCTCACTGCGGGTAATGGCATAGGCGCCACAAGCGGCAGAGTTGTCGTTGGCGTCGTTGATTTCGTCGACCCACGCATCTCGCGCGGGCCGACTCGGAAAACGGTATACGACGACATCGTTGACGATGCCACGGGGGCGCTGTACTGCGTAATATTGGTGAGCCATTGCCTTGCCCTTTCTGCCCCACTTGGGGTCTTGTGTTGAGTATTGTGGTTATTCACTTGTTATTAACTCTATGTAAAGCATACCCTATATGCCCGCTCCAGTCAAGGAAAAAACAAAGAAAATTACAAAAAAGTGGCCCCGCCCCAGTGACAGGCGATTTGTCCATTGGTTTCGATCATCGGCAGAAGCTTACCCTGCCATCTCTCGGTATCACTCATCTCTCACCCCCAATCTTAACCTCAACTGTTTGCCGAGCGACCCGCCCGGATGGAACCGCACGTAGTCCTCCACCCGGAAATGCCGCGCCTTCATCACCGTCAATGCCAGTGCGTCGCCGACTGCCAACATACACGTCGTCGAAACACTCGGCGCAGCGCCGAGCGGACATGCCTCACTGACCTTGCCCATGCACAGCACCACGTCGCTATGCTGGCTCAGCGTCGAATCATCGGCACTGGTAATCGCGATCAGCCGAATCCCCAGTTGCTTGACCAGGCTGATCAATCGTATGATCTCCTCGGTCTCGCCGCTGTAGCTCAGCATGATCACAATATCGTCCTGCCGCAACCGGCCCAGGTCGCCGTGCACCGCTTCGGCCGGATGCAGAAAATGACTGGGCGTCCCCGTCGAGGCCAGCGTCGCGCTAATCTTCTGTCCGATGATCCCCGCCTTGCCGATCCCGCTGATGATGCACGAGCCGGTGCACGTATACATCATCGTCACCGCCCGCTCGAACGTCTCGTCCACAATCGGCATCATGGCCGCAATCGCGTCGCCCTCAGCGCAAATCACTTCTCGCGCATAATCAAGATCGAATTCCACCGCTCCCTTCATAGGCAGTAGCCCTCAAGCAAATCCCACCCTGACTCAGACTTTCCACACTTCTTGCACTTGATCTTCTTAGCCATACCACACTCCTCATACAACTCATACAGCTCATCCATCGTCATCTCATTGAATGGCCTCCTCTTCGGCATCATCCCCAGCCTCCACCTCTCTGACCATCGCCTCACCGTAGGTCATCTGCCAATTCTCCTGAATACGCCCTGCTGCGAAGCACGAATCCTTGTACCACGGAGCAATCACTTGGCTTCCCTTACCGTTGTCTTCCCACTGCACTGGTACGAACGAACACAGGTCTGTGTTCCTAGAAATCCGTCTGCCCAGCAATCTTGCCTGGATGGCTTCCTCCACTGCCAACGCTCTCTTCGCTACCTTACCTTCCATCACCGGCGCGTCCTGCTCTTTCACAAAGTCCTCAATGTGGAAGTCTTCCAGCCTCAGGATTTTTCTAGAAAAGTAGTCGAACATCTTCTGCTTGTCCAGTGAGCCCTCACCCACTGCCTGCTCTGCCACATCAATGAACTTGCCAATCGTGTCCACGCCCTTGTCCAACGACTCACGGACAGCTTCCTCTTCCGCTGTCGATGTCTCACCCATATGCACATTGTACAGTGTTGGGTCTGGGTCCATGTTCATGTACGCCAAGTTGATCTGGCACAGACGGTAGACGCCTTCCACGATTGCCCGCTGCAAACGTCTCGCATTACGGGCGAACCGGATGTCCAGCTCCTCGATAGCCTCACTGCCCAATGACCCTGTGGCCTCCTTCACGAACCCACCCAGCAGGGACAGAGGTGTACGCAACGACACAGCCAGCTGGTTCCTCAACTGCTCCACGTCCACGATCCAACGGATGTCAGCCTCACCACCCACCTTCTCATATGACAGATTTCCAACATCACCCCAGACAGGAACAAAAATATCCTCCATCGATCCGAATGGATTTTGCCTACTATCATAGTATGGATTGTCGGGATCTGTGTCAATCGCTCTGGCTCTCGTGATCATGGTAGCGTACTGATCCACAAGGGCAGCCACTGCCTCAGCACTACTCTGGTCCACGCTCAGCTTCCAGATGTACCGGATGATACCTCTTGTGATACGAGCCATCAGAAGGCTATCCTCGGCCAACCTCAGCCTCTTGTATGTCGGAAGTGCATTGATCAACAGGCTGGTTCCATACCTTGTAGTCAGCTGGTATGTATTCTCACCTGTGACAATGTTCATGCTGCGGATTTCCCGCTGGTTCTCATACGTGCCGAATCTCTTCTTCTTAGCACCCAACAGTCTGAAGTGTACCCAATCCCACGGAGGCATAAGCTTGAATGCATCCCCGGTGTACTGACCCTGGCTCTGAATCCCACCACAGTTTGGAGTATTCGGAGTCCAGTAGAATCCAATCAGCTGCCCTTTGTAGTCAGCTCTGCTAACTGACATAGGATGCTCATTGTCATTAACAGCAACGACTCCCATCCCAGGCCCAGCCTCTGGGCGAACAAACAGATCTCCGTAAGCACCAACGTTAAACGCCCAGTCATAGATCCGCTCCTCGATTCCTATTCTGTCCAGCATATCGTTCAGCTCATTCTCGTACTTGTCCGAGTTGGCTGTCACCCACACTGAGGCTTCATGCATCGCTGACCAGCTCGTAGCATAGTCGGCATACAGCTCCATTGACGCTCCCACCATCCAATGATCCAAGGCCCTCTGTAGCTGACCATAGAGGCTCAACCTGTCGTAGTTCACCTGGATACTGTCCTGGATCGTCTGGGTGAGACTCCCCTGCGTGATACCGATCTTCTTCAGCAGGTCGATCCCATCCTTGTCCAGGCCATTGATTACATCCTGTGTAGGAACGTAGGGAGGCTTTCTTGTGGTATCCCTCAGGATATCGAACTCATTCTCCTCAATGCGAAACGGATTACTTCTCATCCTCTTCTCCTCAAATACCCACTTCTGCGTACTCCATTCTCCTCACGTGAATACCATGCATGATCATGATATCACCGTATGTATGCTTGCCGCCCATCCTCTTGTGCATCAGGTCAGCGGCCTCACTTGTCCTGTCTTGCTGCTCCTCAGTCATCCGGCACCACCATTGTCAGCGCCTCACCACACCCTGGATTGTTGCACACATAGTCCATCAGCTGATCATAGGTCATTCCTGCTCTCCCACCAAGGTCATCTCGAACGCTCCCTCCTGTATCTCTATCCTATGCCTAGCCCCACAATGACTACACGGAAGCAGCTCAAACTCGTACCCCGGCTCCAGTATCCCTTGGATCAAATGGCGCATGGGCTTCCCACATCCCTCACACTTCTCTGACACCTCCAGCTTAGTGGGTACTCCCCTTGTATGAATTTTCAGAAGTCCCTTAGGCAGGCCCTTTGGTGGATGTCCCATTTTCTCTCCAACCCTCGTTAATGGCCCAGAAATGCAAATAGAGTGCTCTGAAATGTGGAAAACCACCCACACCACGCACTCCTCCATCATTATATAAATAGTTGGTCGCGCTTTTGTTCACGGAAAATGAGAAATCTCACAATTTTCTTACGAACCAACCACCTCTTCCACCGTAGGGAAGATCAATCTGAGCACCCTCTTGGGCCTCCTCATCCTCTGTTCACAGTCGTCCATATGCCTGATCTCCAGCAGGTGCAAATACTCCATGATCCCCACCCACTGAGTACCCATGCACATCATGAATGAGTCGCTGTCTGGAGAGGCTTATGATGTGGCCGTTGGGCATCCTTTTCTAAATAAATCAAAGGACATGTCATAGGTCCAGCCCATCTTCAGAGCGCCTTCAGCGCCAGATCATCAGGATGTGGCATACCTCCCATGCCTAGGCTCATGTCCATATCGCTCCAAAGATCATTGCCACCACTGCCACGATCCCACAGTACAACTGCTTCTCACTGATATGCTCCAGCAACATAGGCACCGCCTCAATGAGCCCACAGACTCCTGCTATTGACATGAAGAGAAACAGTGCTATGAGCCCACTCCTCAGTAACCACTTGCCCACGTTCCAGAAACTGCCTCGCTTGCAGATCCACCAGTCACGTCTGTTATCATATGGGAACCAGAGATTCATCTCACATACCGTTTCGCCTCTTCACTCGTACAGTCATCGTCCTGCCGCTGGTGGTTCAGCTCCACCTTCTCCTTGTATCTCCACACCACATCCTCCGCTGTCATCCCAACGGCCTGCGCCAGGCTTATCCAGAAAAACAGCAGGTCCACCACTTCCTTCTTGGCTCCCATAGGATCGTGGAGCCGGAACCTCTGACCCTCGCGGGCCTCCTTGTACCAATGCTTCCAGTGTGTACAGTCTTTCAGCTCCTCCAGCTCTGATTGCATTCCCATGATGAAGTTGTTGACCCACGTACCTGCCAGCAGCTCATCGATCTTCCCATCATCCAGGAGGACATCCTCAGCCCGGAACCCGCACCGCTCATTCAGTTTCTCTTGTATCTGAAATAGTTCTCTTAGGTCGATCATGCCTCTTCCTCTTTCGTCTCTTCTTGGGGTAGTGGCACCACTGGCATACCTCCATGTTCGCTGGTATCATGATCCCACAACCTGGACATTTGACGGACATAACTCAACTCCCTCAACAGCTCATCCGCCTTCCTACATAGGTGCATGAACGTGAACATCCACACAACCAAAGCACCCGCTGCCACCGATCCCTCCGGCCAGCCAAACACGATCACACCAATCATAGCGAAGAGCAGTGCTCCAGACATCTCAAAGAACTGTGCCATCCTCTCGTTGTTTCTCATCATAGAAGAACACCTTGTGATCCTTTCCTGCCAGCTGTGTCTTGTCGATAGTGTCTGCCGTCCCACGTGACTTCCCATCCCAAAAAGCCACCACGTAGTCTGCCTTCTCCACAAGCTGGGAGTTTCTCTTCATCCCAGCTGACTTGCCGTACCTGTCCCACTCCGCTGGTATCTCCAGGAACGGATACCCATCATCCACCGCGAACTGCTCAGCCATGGAGTCTGCACCTCTGGCCCCACCAGAGACGATGAGGATGTCATTCAGGTCCACGCCCTTGCGAGTGCAGATCTCCCCAATGACACTACGCACACAATCGTAGAATTCGTCATAGTTGCTGTAGTCCCTAGATCCCACCACTGCGATAGCGTACATCACCACGTCCCCAAATCACAAATCTCCGCTGTAGCGAAGGACCCGAACCGAGTCTCCACCGCCGCCTGAGTCCCACCATCCAGGACCTCCACCAGCTTCACCGGCTGACCAAACCACTCGTACTCTTTACCAATCACTAGCTCTTCCATCAGCACGAGCCCTAGCGTATCTCTTGGGCCTCTGACCTGGAGGAGTCACATCCGGCTTAGGTGTTGTGGGCTTTGGCTTCAAGCCACCACGCCTAGGCCCAGATCTACCAACATACGGAGCTGGAGGCGACGGAGGAGCCTCAGGCTTTTCACCTAACGGTCCTGGATTTCTCTCCTTCTTGCTCATCGTGCTCTCCTTCTTGATCTGGAGAATGCGTCAATGCACTCCTCTAAGTCTGCCGTCTTCGGCCTCTCATTTCCCCTCAATATGCGCTTCGGCACCTCGATCACCTGATGGCACCTTCCATAGCAAACCAGAGATTTGGTCTTCTCATCATACTGCATGTACCACTTGTTGCAGTTAGGACATTTGAACATGACTGTCCCCATTCAGAAGCTCCTGCATCTCCTGATACGTCTTTCTCACTATGATCTGACCACCCGGAAGCAACAGCGCCGCCGCTGGTGTCCCCACAGGTTGCTGATCCGCACCCATGACTTCACTGGGAATCGTTGCCGGAATCACGGCACACACCAGATCCAGATTCACAAAAGCCTTCCCCTCAATGACACCCATCTGAGTCTCACTGACATGCTGCATTGTAACGGTCTTCAGTTCCACTGTTCTCATTTCTCTTCTCCTACAATGATCTCGGATTCCACCATGTGCTTCTTTGTAATCCAATAGTAGTTAGCACAATTCATGCAATCTTTGCACTTGGCACCATCATATGTCCCACAGATTGTCACCAACCTGCCACCGAACTTCTTCATATGCTGTATACACTGACGAATGTACTCACGAGTCGGACACCAATACGAATTGATAGTCCGCTGTCTCCAAGTGTATGCAGTCATAAAAACATCACCATTTGTCCACTGAAATGCATCAGGCTTATCCCCATCTGTAATCCACACCGGAGAACATCCAGGAGGATCTTTGCTATAATATGCCATAAACGTGAGCACCACCGGCACGTCCTTCGCTGTCCAACACGCCACTGCATGTTCAATCAGACCCCAATTCGTAGGTGACACTCTCAACCGCACGAACATGAGCCGATCAAAGTACTTCTCATCCTGTGGACGAATCTGACGACATTTCCCAGGTTTGTTGAGCACCGGACACCACGCTGGTTCCTCCTCCTGACTATTAGCCGTAAACACCACTGGACCAGGAAAGTCGAAATTGGGAATGGATGTGTTGAAAAACACATGCTTGTACTTCTTAGCTGTCTCCAACACCAGTTCCTTATGAACGTTTGAATCATGCCCAGCATTCATTCGAACGATCCCATCACCAACCACTTCCGGATCAGGGATGTCAGGCTTATTGATGTCAGAGTAGAATGCTCCAGGTCGATTGTAGAAACACTCCGAACATCCATTAGGACATGGACCTGTCTGAGGACGACATGACCACAGCCCACTACCATCTTGCTTCGGATTCTCAGTCATCACTCTGTCCTCCAGGAAGGAACTCTTTCGGTATCTCTTTCGTCACAAACCCACCAGCGCCTACATGCCCACCACCACCATGCCGCTTAGCTACCTCTGACACATCCGTCTTGCCATCAGAGTAGAGCCGTATGACACATCGGTCCTTGGTAGGAACCACAATGACACACATGTCGTAGTGATCAATCTCATCCCCAAAGAACTTAGAAGATCGCATGGCAGACTCGTACACCACGAAACAGCTGAGCCCTTCAAACTCAGCCGGGAATCCGAACTCATCACATGCCACCTTAGCCAACTGATCCCGGAATTCCACACAGTTCCTCCCAATCTTCACGATGTCATCCACTGAATAGTCTGGACACTTCGACATCCCGAACAAGTCATCCCAAATCGTACTCTCCGGATGACAATCAAACAGGTTCAGTGCAATCGTGAAGTATGTGGAAGCAGGACTGAACCCATGAGTCCAAGTATCGTAGTCCTGAATCAATGCCACAGCCGGAGGAACCTTCTCATGCTCAAAGAAATATGTCCATGCCAAGGAGCAACCCGACTCTGGATCTCCCTCTTCCCCGAAATCACAGAAGTGCTCGAAACATCCATCATACTTCTCGATTCTCTCCTTCGTAGACTTGTGGTGGTCTATCAGCACCACATTCTCCGTCACCTTCAAAATCTCATCCATGACCTCCACAGGGAAACTGTAGTCCACGATGTAGACTGCCTCTCCCGGCAAGATCTGACGGAACTCATTGTTGTGATAGTTCAACTCTACAAAGTCATACTGCCCAGTGCCGTCATCCGGCTTCACCACCCGATGCACTATCGCCGCAGCACATCTGCCATCCGGATCATTGTGATGTATCACTAACATATCTTCCCTTTCATTTTATGAATTTTTATGCCCCTCATGTTTAACCATTCTCTCAAATGAGGGAGAAATGTATCATTCATCCACACCCTCGTATCTTCCAACGTCTTATCCCGATTATCATAAACATAATCAAAGTTCAACATGGAACACCCTACACTATCATCCATGACATACAATGAATCATACTCCACCTGATCTAAAGCCGTCTCACTCTCATGCTGATCCTGATCACCAAATGGAGCACGCATCAATCTAATCACAAACCCACCCATCTCTTGGACGGCCCTCAACTCATTTGGGAACCGAACATCAGGCACTAATACCACATCGGCATCTGTCTCTGAGACTCGACGCTTCCATGCATTGATCCAACAATCCTCCCACAGACTACGAAACCAGTCAGTTCCCACCACCTGCAACACCTGACGAATCGTTCTACCACATGGTAACATGCGATTCTTTGTCTCATCGGATTCCAAATCCTCAATCGTCAGCTTCCACTCCCACGGAGTAAAGCAGTTGATGACCGTGCGTTTCAACTCATCGGCCATCCGGATAACCTGAACATCACCCATCTTAGGCCCAAGCATGCCCAAGAATGTACTCTTGCCACCTTGCTTCTTCGCGGATACACCAAACACAAACTTCTTACCCATCTTCTCTTCCTCCCATATCCTTCCGAGTCTTCTCAGCCTTCTTCGCCTCTGTGTATCCCTTACTTCGATAATCCGTCTGGTAGAACCCAGATCCTTTGAAGAGAATTCCACCGCCAGCGCCGATCAACCGCACCAACTTATGCTTCCGACAACAGGGACACACATTCTTTGGCTTGTCCTTGATGCTCTGAAACAGCTCATACGCATAACCACAATGATTGCAACGATACTGATATGTGGGCATAATAACCTCAGATCATATAGAACCAATAATCATAACTACACGCAAGCTTCTTGCGTCTATTTATTCGTCTTCCCAATCCAGGATTTGGCGTGAAAGTTATAGAACCCTCACCATCCAATATTCCCGCCAACCATGCTATCTTCCCATCAATCGACAACTGCAAACCCTCTCACTCTCTCATCGTTCCGCAGAGTATTCAATAGCCTGCGTTCCCAGTTGATGATTCCTCCAGATGATATGCCGTACATGTCAGCCAACTCTCTCACAGAAAACTCATCAACAATCTTGTGATACAGGAAGTAGAAATCCCTTCGTGTCAGCACATTCTCCTCGATGAGAAGATTGAACAACTCCCGAACTTCCACCTTGAGGTGCTCCACCTTATCCGAAACACTCTCACCCCTATTCATTATACAACATTTGCAGGCAAACTGCCGACGAGAAAAGCTAAATTGTGAACGAAGTATGGCTTTCACATAGGCCACTACCCTCATCCGAATCTGATTCTCATCAAAGTCATCTGGGAGAGAAGTCAGTGCATGAATCACGCCAATCACTCCCATCTGATGTAGATCTTCGAATTCCACATCCACCACTCCTTGGTAAGCACGGAGCATCTGATGAATCACGCTCAACACCAGACCATCCACCAAAGCCACAATCTCATCCAAAGCTTTAGGCGAATGACTCTCTTGATACTCATGTGCATACCTCTCCAAACTACTCAACGCCGCAGCCATCAGAACGTCCTCCATCTCTTGTGTGTCTTAATACTAGAAATCTGCTGCTTGGAAACTCCATATAACCTAGCCAACTCACTTTGACTGTAAAGCCCTCTCCGCACAAGATCCCCAATCTCCTTCACATCACGTGAGCTTCGCACTGCCATGATTTCTCCAGCATTGTCTGTCCCATGCAATCTCTTGTCCTCATAATTCTCCTTCTTCGTTCCCCATCTCAAATTACTCACATGATTGTTCTGAGTATCACCATCCAGATGACGGCATTCCATGCCTTCTGGACATGGACCAACGAAAGCTTCTAGGACAAGACGATGAGCAAGACGGAAATACTGCTTGCCACCACTAGATAATCCATACTGATTATATCCGTTTATGGGTTTAGATTTCAAGAATTTCCCACCGAACGAAAAGGACCAAACTCTTCCATCCTCATAAATGAGATATCCAGGGAATCCTATTACCTCTCGTCTATCCATATGTCCTCCGGTGAAGTCCTTTCGTTTTCGATAACAACTTCAAGTAATCACTCTTCTCCTTCTCTCCCATCGTTGATGTAGATTCGTCCTTAGGCCCATTGACTCGCTTCACATCCAAAAACCCAAGATCATCTTCCAACACCATTGGAGCAGGTTTCATCTTGTTGATGATGTTGGTCATGACTTCCACATCCGGAGGCATCTCTGTGTTCTTGATGGCCGCTATGACAGATCCTGCCACCGCATCAGCACAGTCCTTCGATCCCACCAACACCACCTGTCTCTGGCTTCCATCCTCCAACGTCTCGATCTCTGGCACTTCCTCTGGGTGATCAATCTTGTTCTTCACCAAGTCATCCTCAAGATGCTTCAGCTCAAAGAACAGATACGGGTTGAACGGCGTATGCCACCGCTCCTCAAACACCATATTCCTGAACTCTCGATAGTACTGAGGATTGGTGTCCATAGACAGGTAGTCACATGCCACACCTGCTCGCTCCAGGATCTGCTTCCCATCCTCTGTAGCCACTCTCAAGTCAAACGTACACAGCATGATATTGAACTTGTACACATCCCTCAGATCCAGAATGAACTGACGAATCCGATGCTGAGGAATCCTATCTCCAGGATGCGCCTTGATGCGGAGGACGAAATCCGTCTCCACCACAGCCAGCTTCTCCTTCTTGAATGTCCCATCCTGAAGCTCTCTGTTTCTCTCTGTCCACCCACGTAGGCAGGACATGGCTAGACCTGTCGCGTCACCATTACCTGAATACGAGAAGTCCTGATGGATGAACCTAGGAATGTTTCGGGCTACTTGAATGCGTGTGAAGTCAATGTACTTCGCAAAGTTGATGTCATCGTGAAGGCCCACCTTGATGGTGATGACCTTGCAAGGATTCGAAACCGTGTGGTCCATGCACTCCATGATGCTACTCTCAGCTGGGAAAAGCTTAGTGGATCTGACATGCGAGACTGAGATACCTGCCACGTCTCTCAATGCCGTCACGATATTCCGCTGGAATACATCCTTCTCCTCCACAGGGACAATGATAGTCTGGAAGCCCTTCTCTCTCACTTCCTTCAACTGAGCACGAGTCTCGATAATCTTCGGAGGATGGTATGGATCTCCGACACTGACCATGAAACCCTTGCCACAATACTTCTTACCCCTGCGCCCAGCCTGCGCCTCCCATTGAGGCATGTCCACCACACGGATCACAGGAGAACTCTGCATCTTCGCAATGAAGGTGTTCAAAAACGACACCTTATCCTGCTTCGATGCGACCAAGAAGAACCGCCCACGGCACTTGCCCTGATAAACGAAACGACTCTTGAGACGCTCGTAGGCTGAGTCAAACGCTTCCACAACACGCTTCTGATGCTTCTCACTCGCCTCTGGGTTGTCAACCTCATCCATCAATGCCGCAATGACATCAAGACCCTGGACACCAAAACCCTTCATGAGAGGAGACGCAACACGGAAATCAATGAATGGAAGCTTGATGTATGGATTCTCTTTCGAACCCATCTTCGTTCCAATGTTCAAGAACCACGGAGATGAGAGAAGATACTCCTGAAATAGACCATACCCACGACTGTCACTCATGCTCTTCGTAAGGTTGAAAAACACCACCGTGAGCTTACCCAACTTCTGAGCACCCAAAGCTGTTTGAGGATTGCGATAGCACAGAATGCGATAGGTGACATAACAGAGTGCCAAGATAGCAGTGCGTGTCTTTCCAATTCCAATGGCACCAGTGAGAACGTTGATGTACTTTCTCTCGTCAACAAACATCTGACGCAGCTCGTGCCGCCACCTCGGCCAGACAGTACAATACCCCCCATCGTCATGTGTGATAGATCCCATGTACTTTGGATCATCAATGAACGTATCGATGCTCACCGGCACCTCTCTATAGAGACGGTGCAGCAGGGCCGCCCGCGCTGCCTTCTTCGTTCTATTTAGTCTTTTCTGTCCCTGAATCCGCATTCCTGTCTTCCTCGAACTCTACTTCTAATTCCATGCTCCCACCATCCAAGAACAGCTGAGCATCCCTAGGGTCTATGCTATCCAACTCCTTCTTCAAGAACGGATCAATATCACTAGGAAGCTGTGGCGTTCTCTCTGTAGGTGGGAGTGTCTTGGGCTCTTCATGCGCATTCACATCCAAAGACTTTCTCGCATGAGGACTTTCCAAGAAGCCCATGCCCTGCAAGAACCTCATAGTAAGATCCTGCTCATGTTGCATCTTCTCAATGACCTTCAGCTTGAGTCGCTCCATGGGCATGTCCATATCCTCATACGTCTCACACTGCTGATCACACTTGACGCACAACCACTTTCCCTCCTTGTATGGATGAGGCCGGACAATAGAACGACAGCACACAGAAAGCCGCTTCACGGATCTCTCATTGTACTCCTTGAGCTGCTCTGTCAGCTGGTTCTGAATCTGTGCCGCCTGCGATATGAACTCCTGAGCAAAGTGATAGCTCACCCACCTCAGATTATCCCGGCGAACCTCACGCCGGAATTTTCTATAAATTCGTATCACATAGTCATCTTTGAGACGAATCCCATAGGTCCGCTCGAAATCCTCGATGGTATCCTTGATGACCCCTCGGTTCCTCAGCAGCGCCAAACGCACCCGATGCTCTATTTCCATCTTTTGTAGATCACCCATGATTCCTCCATCTCTTCCTTGATTTTATCCTAGAAACTTGTGCCTCTGAAACCCCATACAACTCTGCTATTTCCCTGGCCATATTTCGCGTTTCATCGCAGATTGCTCCGAAGAGTCTGACACCCGCTCCACGCGCGTTTTAGGTCTCGGTGAACCCACTCCCGCGACCATCTTCAACGCTTGCCGTCTGTGAACATAGACCATGCCGCACAAGATCTAGAATCTCCACCACCTCTTGACGAGACAACTTAGAACTCCCATTCTTCTCCCCAATCGGATGAAAATGCGTCCCATGCCTCCGCTTATCTGCCTGATTCTCCTCTTTCGTTCCCCAGCAAAGATTACTCACATGATTGTTCTGAGGATTACCATCCAGATGACGGCATTCCATGCCTTCTGGACATGGACCGACAAATGCTTCGAGGACAAGACGATGTGCAAATTTACGACAATACGTCCCATCCACATAAAGCTTATACCTAACATAACCATCCTTGTCCAGAGATTGCATAAGAAATTTTCCGCAAGAATTCGCAGGAAGCTTAGAATCAGACCAAACCCTCCCATCCTCATAGATCCAGTAACCTGGAAATTCAAATATCTCTTTCCTGTCCATACACATTATACGAATCCAAACTACTGCTGGTTCACAACGAGCCCATGAATATCCAAAAAACCACAATACACAACCTTGTGCATTTCCCCATCTAATCCCTGCACTTGCACATTCCATGGAACTGACTTATCATAGTACACACGACAGCCGGGAACCAGCTCCTCTGGTGGTGGAAACCACTTCATCTTCTTTGTTTTTTGATCTCTAAGCCAAACTCCAGGCCCTATCGACAATAGTAGACCAGTTCCATCCTGATGATCCTCTCGGAACTGCTCAGGGATATCCAGTATTCCCAGCTCCCCAAAGGTCTTGGGTGGAGGAGTGGGCCAGATGAAAGCTATGTGCCGCATAGCCTGCACCGGAAATTCCAGCTCACCCTTCTTCGTGTGAAACGGAGTACTGATCGCAGTTGCCACGTTACTCATAATCTGTCTCTCCATTCTTCAGTCGGCACACCCACCAGTGAAATCTTGTACACTGTTTCCTTCGGAGGCCATTCCAACTCTATACCACAGTTGATTCTCATCGTCTCTGTCAGATTCACACCCATAGCTTCCGCACACTGGGTAGCCACATGCTCCGGGAATCGAATATCCCCTGCCCCGTCTGTGAGAAAGCACTCCTCCAGATCTCTAAGCCTAGACCGCACCGTGCCCTGCCAATACAGACAGCAGTAGCATTGACGGTCAGACCAGCCCGGATGCAGCATCTTCATCTTACGTGCATGTGCGCCAATGTCGAACCTCATCCACACCAAATGAAAGGGCATATCCAATCTGAACGCCTCCCTAATGCTGGAGCCTTCGGAGGACAGAGCGCCCTCTTCCCGTAGTTCGGACAGCCTTTCGGATGGTTAGGATATGGGAGGCGACACAGCTTGCCCGCCTCCCCATCATCCAGCATGATCACTTTGACATCTTCCTTGAACCACATCAGACAACGGCCCTCACCTTTGCCACTTCCTGCTGTGTAGAGGCATCCTGAGATCTGCCCAGATAAGTCTTCATCAGCTTCAGAACCTGATCTGTCTTCTCCGCTGCATCCCCGTCTTTCGACAGCAGAGAAGTGATCTCATCCTTGTGCTTCATGAATCTCTCCACACCTGTAATCACCTGAGCAAACTGCTGATCCTTAACACCCAGCTCACCCTGAATAGGCTCGATAGCTCGTTGGAAGTCTTCCTTCGTCATGTCACCCGGACGCTTTCTGAATAGTCCCAGCAACCCCACAAAGCTGCCAAGACCACCCGCCGTCAACGCCGTCGCCAGCACACCCCCATCCGCAAACAGCTCCTGCTCTCGCTCCTGAGCCGCCTCCAGGTTCTTCGTGACGATATCATTGAGATGGCCGTAGTCAATCTCCAGGTTCTCAATGCTTTGCTTCAACGTTGTGTAGCGGATCTCATAGGCCATGTCCACATACGAGTCCAGCTTCAGCGCCTTGTGCAGATTAGGCCACCCCTCGAATTCATTCGGATCAGCCACACCAGACTCCACCACGAAATCCACAGCGCGCTGATTGATAATCGCAGGTGTAGCATACTCACTCAAGCTGGCACACCCAATACCCGCCGCTGCGATAAGTAGAGACACCACCAACACCATTCCAAACAGTAACTTCTTCATCTTCATTCTCCTCACTGAACTATGCTTACATCTGCTGTACCATCCGAACGTGTCACTAGGAACGAACGATCTGCCATCTCTATGATCTTGTTGTCATGTGTCACGATGATGAACTGCAACCCCAACAATTCATGGAACCTTCTGATCATAGCAACGAACTGATCTATCTTGTTCCTATCCATGTTCTTTCCAGGCTCATCCAGTATCATCACAGGTCTGGTACGAGGGGTCTGGATAGACCACACCACAACTCTCAGCACCATAGAGATCAGATCCAGGAGCCCGCCTCCCACCATGTCATCCTTGATTGGCGTCTTTACCCCATCCTCCACCACGTAGAGATAGGTCTCCGGCTGGTTACGAACAATCTTCGTCTCCATCTCAAATGCGTAACCAGAACCAAATACAACTTGAAGGGCCTCAGTCACCATTCCCTCAATGAAGCCCTCAAATTCTTCCTGCGCCAAAGCACCAGTGAGGTTCATGACCTCCTGAGCATCCTCAAGATCCCCCACCAGCACCTTCAACACATTCACACTATCAGACTTCTCTTCCACCTTTTCCAGGAGGAGCTTCTTTTCAGCCTTCACTTCGGATAAGAAGTCTGCATATTTGGAAATGCTACTCGTTGCCATCTGATCCCCCATCAGGCATATAGATTCGCACCACAGTAGCCACAGGGAACTTTGTGGTGGGGAACACTACCGGCTGTCTCAAAGACAGCTTACACTCATCCTCACCCTCACCATTGTACGTATGCCAGTAAGGTTGACCCGTACTCTCATCCCTAGACAGGACCGCATAGCCTGCCAGTCCCCATCTAGAATCCAGCCCCTTACCCTTCGCGTCCTCTGTTAGCTTCTTCGATGATCGTCGCCATCTCTTGATCCAGCTCAGCCATCTTAACTTCATTGTCGTCCAGCTCCTTATTCAGTTGGTCACGCTTCGCTCTTGCAGCATCCACATCATCCACACCAAAATCCTCCTTGAACTGAGCCATCAAAGCATTCAGCTCACCCTCCCTCTGATTCTGACGCCGCACCAGATCCTCAATCTTCTGGCGATTATCTTTCAGCTGCTTCACAATGTCAGCCATTTCTTTCCTCCAATTTCTTCATGGACCCTGTAATCACTTCCCTCACTGATGTTCGGCTCTCCCTCTGCTCCATGACCCGAAGCAGAATGTTCTTCCACCCCACCTGTGATGCCTCACTCAACTGCAACTTTCGAATGAAGCCATCCAGATCAATCTGCTCCCTAGTCTCTTTCTTCTCCAGATCCATCACCTCTTCAATGGGAGGACATGGGATGGGTCGAATCTCAAACCTGCGAGACTTCGTGTCAAACATGTACACCGCAGGATCGTGCTCCATCTGCGCTTCCTTGAGAGACTTCCGCATCATGACTCCCGGATTCAGAATGATCCTATCCCGAACCCCATCATCAAACCTATAATGATAATCCCCACAACAGCACAAATCAAAGTCCTGGTGGTGCCTCAAGAACGCCCTAGGACCTACCAACTCCTGTCCAGGATACAAGGGCCGATCCCCTATCATACGATGCGTCACCAGAATATTGAACCCCTCCGTAGTCACCTCCGGCACCTCTTCTCCAAAGGAAGCTCCGTACATCGTAACGAAGTCATCCCCAGTGCCTGTGCCTATCGGACAACTTCCCAGCAATGTCACCACCCCTGCCGATCTCAGCACCCTCAGCGGAGAATTATGAAACGTAGAGGCAGAGTGCCCAGATAGGTCATGCTGACCATAGACACAATAGATATGCTTCCGACTATTCCGGATCGTCTCTATTGCCATGGCCGTCACTTTGTTGGACACAGCGTAAGAGTCAAAGAAGTCGCCCACCTGAATCCACACATCGCAGTCATCCAGAACCCTGAGCGCCTTGTGCAACTTGATCTCACACGTCCTCAGATAGTCCTTATCCAGCCTGCGCTCTGGAGCCACACTATGCAAATGCAAATCGCCTAGGATTCCAAGCTTCATTCTTCCCCCTTCAAACGATCCCATGAGCTAACCAGCAAACCATGCTTCATCGCCTCTGACAGTTCCACAGGCTTATACCCAGTCTCCTCCAGGGAGAACAAGAAGTGCTTAGGAGTCACCACCCTCCTCAGTTGTCGCTCCCAATGCTCCGCTGGATTATTGTGGAAATGCCCATGCACATTGAAATCCACCCCACCAAATGAACTCTGGCCGATAGTCATAGGCTTGTGAGACAGAAGCAAACGGAAGTACCGATTCATGGGCTTCTTGATCCCCTTCTTGTACACCACATTCACTACAGCACGATCCATGACTGCCATGAATCCATTCTCCATGTACCACTTCAATGGAAACTTATCATGATTCCCACGGATCAAAATCTTGTGCCCCGGCAACTCACGGATCAACCCAGAAAACTCACCCTTCTTGTAGAATCCCACATCTCCAAGATGATAGACCAGATCACCAGAGCCCACCATGTTGTTCCAATTCTTCACTATCTGCTCAGTGAAGTCCACAGGACGCCCACACAGCTCTGTCATCTTGGTATGAAATAGATGAGTATCGGATATCACCCACGTCTTCATATCTCTTCCCCAATCAGATGCGCCTTCGCATCCTCCGTCAACTCCAGCCCACACGCTGGACATGTCTTAATCTGACATAGCAACTGATGCTCCTCAGCCTGGAGATCTTTCAATGCCTCATCATCTCTCAGCGCATCACGCACCATCTCTGCTGCTCTCTTGATTTTCTGGTCCAAGACAATATCGTCCTCTACGTTTTCTTGGTAGGTTGCTATGATCTCTTCCACATCCGAAAGAAGGTCCTCTCTCACTTCCACCACCTCTGTGTCCAATACATCCCACCAAGACAAAGCAGAGGACAAGGCTCTATGCTCCTCCCTGAGTCTCTCCCCATCCTCCACGAGACGATCCATCTCATCTGACAGCATTTGGAATTTCTCTTCCGAGACTGTTGCTTGCGACTCCAGCTCCTCCACTCGATCAATCAACCTAGACAAGGTGCGGACATCCTTACGCAAAGTCTCATTCCTCTCCTCGCAATGCTCGTACTCCTCAATGGCCTCCTCCAGACGATTCACATCTATCTGCTCAAGCTCCTCCACTCTGCCCTGCAAATCCTCCAGCTCTACTTCCTCAGAGGAAAGAGATGCCTTCGCCCCACGCAACCGGGACGTGATATCTGCTGCCACCTCACTCAGCTCATCCAGCCCAGTCACAGACCTCAGGTAGGTTGCCACGGCTCCAGGAGAATCAAACACCAAAAAGAAAGGCCCATGCTGAGTCTGCACGTTCACATCTGACATGCGCACTAGATCCGTCACGTCTTCCGGAACACTGCTACCAAATGCTGTGTAAGGTTCTGGGTTGCTGTCCAACCTGTACTCATTCTTCTTCTTGCTCTTGAATCTCTCCACCACTCCATCATCAAAAGCAATTCGAGCATACGCTTCCTTGGCCCCAGTCTTGATGTAGCTGTCACCAAGAGGACGATTGCAGTTCACCCAATTGAGCACTCTCCGGATAGCAGACTTGCCAACGTGAGAGTTACCCACGATGGCATTCACGCCCGGAGCAAGGCCCAGAACTGTGTCCTCATGCGACTGGAAATTCTTGATGTGCATCTGCTCAATCATCCGTGGCTCCTAAGAAAGGACGAGCCAAGATGTTCACCGGATATGTCTTCGTCACCCGATTGAACACCTTGATCTGATTCTCTGGAAGATCCGACATCAAAAGAATCCCACTTCGCAACTTCATCTCTGTCACTAACATCTTCCCCAACCAGTATGCATCAATCACATCCGTACCAGGACCATCCAGATCCTCGCCCTTGCTCTTGATCTTCTTCACCTTGAACAACTCATCCGGCAACATGAAACCATCCACATTTGCCGCCGCTGCTCTCATCTCCATCTTCGTTGCCTTGCCATGGCACGCAAACAACTTCACCGTCATAGGATCGTGGATACGCATCTTCCCACCACACTGGTAGATCGCATCCTTGAGCACACCAGTCAGCTCTGCAATCTGAAGCAAACGATTGGTGCTGCTCTTTCCTTGATTGATGACATACCCCTCAATACTGAAGTATGCATCCTGCAAATGAAATGGACTGTTATCGCCCAACACATGGACCTGGAAGAGCTGTCGATAGTTTGCTGCCCGCCGTAAATCATAAGCGAGACCTGTCTCTTCCTTTCCCTTCTTCATCCCAGTGTGAATACCATGGTCCAGATCAGCCTTCACGAACTTCATCACATCATGAAAGAACCGATATCCAGACACCTGACCCTTGGCATCAAACCAACAAAACCCTCCATGGTTCAACGATACGTCACAGCCAACAACTACCATACTCGCTTCTTCCTCTCCGGAGCCTTGTGCAGCTCCTGCCATGCAGCCCACACAGCTTGGCGCAGCTCTTCCTCCAAGCCCTGATCTTCAATGAGAGGAACCCACTTCTTGATAGAGAACTCCTCACCTTTGAATGCTACCTTGGTCATCAGCTTCATGCAGTCCGCATCAGACTTCCCTTGGCACTTCGCCAGCAAGGCCAGATTCGTAGAGATGTCATCCAGACCATAGTCAAACTGAAGACGGAATCTGCCACCACGGAACGGAGGGCCAAACCTAGTCTTCTTCGCCACACAGTCCACCCACGTGCCAATTGCCACATCCTTGCTGTTCTTGATGATTGTCTTGTGCTTCAGATGAATTCGCACAGACGACCAGAACTCCAAGCCCTTGCCGCCCACAGTAGTCTCACCACCGAAGGCAGACTTCAGGTTGTCACGAGTCTGGTCCACACACAGCAGTGTCACCCCAGCTTCAGCCATGCGACGATTCCAGGTCCGCAACCCCTGATGGATCTGCTTGGCACGATATGCACCAAACCCCTGCTCATCCATCTTCTTATCCTGCTCAATCTTCGCAGGGAGCGCTGTCAAACTGTCCACAATGACCAGCTTGCTCTTCCCCGACTTGGAGTCTACTGCGCCCTTCAGGAATCCATCAAAGAACTCGCCCAGATTCGCAGAAGTGCCTAAATGGAAATCAGGATGATTGAGATCGAATCCACAACTCTCTGCGAACTCCGGATTCATGGAATTCTCAACATCATCATAGTATGTCTCCATCCCGGCCCGCTGCGCATAGCCCATAATAGTATATGCAAACAAGCTCTTGCAGGTACTGTTGCCACCGAAGACCTGAACTATACGACCAATGGGAAGCCCACCGGGGAACCGATTAGCGACAGCCAGATCCAACAAGGTACAGCCCGTCTGGAGCCACTCTGTCACCTCTGGAAGATCGATGACCTCACAGTCATTCGCCACATCTTCCACATCATCTATCACATCCTTCTTTCGTCTAGACATTGCTCACCTCAATCCTCGCGCACAACTTCCACATCATCCATATCCCTCTGCCTACGATGCCTATTACGTAACTCCACTATGGCTTCCACATTCTGTTCACTTCGTCTACCTTTCATCTCAGAAATATCTCCACTATTAAAGTAGTGATGCACAATCAGCTCGACCAGATTCTTCAGCATCGCACGTCGCTGCTCTGCCGCTGTCTGCAAGATGGTCAAAGAGTCCGCAGCCCTGTTAGCTTCAATGTGCTCACGGATGGCATCCTGAGTATCGTCATGCGCCTGCACCGCTGCCTCCAGGGACTTGTCTGTCACCTTCTCCAACCCATATGTCTGTGGGTTAGATCTCATCTCACCCTTCAATCGGGCCTTGATGAACTCCACGTGCTCCTTGGCTCTCTTCGCATCAGATCTGGCCTGAGATGCCAGCTCCCCAATCTCGGAGAACAGGAGTGGTTGGCGAATACACTCCTGTTCCAAGTCATCAGGATCAATGGAGAGCTGGCCTTTGAAGGCACTAAGATGAGATCTCAGTTCTTCCTCAGTCATCTTCGCCTCCCTCATCCTCCACAATCTGACTCACGCGAGACGCCACATCATCCGAAGGACCATCATCGCCACGACCACGCCCACGCCGACTTGACCGCTCTTCTCTCTCCGGCTCTGCATCACGCGAACGACGTTGACGACCACCACTGTCTTCCACCACAGTTTCTCCCTCGTCACGACCACGCCGACGTTCGCCACTGTCATCGCGAGAACGACGCTCACCATCACCACGAGAACGGCGCTCACCACGCTCACGACGGGAGGCACCACCAGAGACTGCCGTAGAAACCTCATCATAGGTCGGCTTCTTCAGGATCTCTTCGAAGTCCTCAGGAGCATCTTCCAGCCACGCATCCGGAATAGGATCGTTGTCATGGAACCGGAATCCCTTATACTTCGTGCTGAGCCCAGTGCCAAAACGGACGAACTCAATGTCCTTCCCTTTGTCCGGATCGCTCGGATCAATGATCCCACCACCACGACGATCCTGAGACAGCTCTGCCACGTTGTCATTGAAGGACACCGGAGCATCGTACCAACGCAGCCCCTTAGATTCTGTCGTCTTGTCAGTCACATCGACCACCAAGAACAGATACCGCAGCTTCGGAGCCAAGTCCTTCAAGCGTGCGTCATCCGAATCCTGCTCCTTGATCTGCTCCATCAATTCACAGACCGGACACGGCTCGCCAAACATCTTCCGCAGGCACAGGAAGGTACTCTCATCCGCACCAATCTTCGTGTGCATGTAGATCTTCTTCCCGAAGTACGGAAGCTTATCATACGTATCGAACTTCGGAGAAATGATACGCACGAAGTTGGCTCCGCTTTCCGTCTTGTACTGTGTGATGCCCATACGCTCCAACTTCGCAGTGTCCACATAGAAATATCGGCTACCTCCACGGTTGTTAGCCTCACGCTGTTCTTCCTGAATCGCCTCTGACCGATCTCTACCTCTACCCATTGCATTTCCTCCAAATACTGGTTGACTTATCGTCTCACCATACGTGTTTTCTTTCAGCCCTAGCGGCACGTCTACGTTTCTTGTTCCCCTGGTTTACCAAACCTGCCTAGACCACAGCAGGCCGGAAGGCCGCCTTTCTTCGGCCATATTTTCACGTTTCATCGCAGACCGCCCCGAAGGGTCTAACATCCGCTCCACGCGCGTTTTAAGTCTCGGTGAACCCACTCCCGCGACCATCTTCACGGAAAAAACCGATCAATCTTTACCAGCATCCCCAAAACATGCTCGAACAACCAGTGCCGCCAAAGCACCCTTTCCACCATAGTACACGTTGACAGAGAAGGTCCGAATAACGCCAGCTATGTCCTCCGCATCCTCTATGTCATCACACTTCCTCAAGTTCGTCAACATGAATGACAACAATGCTTTCCGGAGCCTCTCAGGATCATCCTCGATAGCGTAGAACAGCTCCAGAATCTTCTTCCAGTCCCGCTTACGCTTGTCTGCACGTCGCAGCAACATCTTGCCAAGACTGATCACGTTCTCATCCTTCTCCGTTCCCTTCACGATGAGACGAATCGCTGTGTCCAAATCTGTCTCATCATGAACCATTTCCAGGGAGACCAGCGCCTCACGAGAACACCCCTTGGCAATCATAGCCACCGCCTCCAGGATCTTCTCATCCACCTTCCACTCCATCTTCTCACATGCGTTCTGGAGAACCTTCATCGTCTCCTTGAACGTGAGCTTCTGGACAGAATACTCTGTACATCTACTACGGATGCCCTTAATGAGATTCTTAGGAGCCGTTGTACAGAAAATGTAGTACACGTCTTCCGGAGGCTCATCCGTAGGATCTAGCAATGCCTCTTGTGCTGCTGGCGTCAGCTGATGACTCTCATCAAAGATGAACGTCTTAGGGGACCCATCCACAGCAGTCATCATAGAGCTGTGTATAACCTCCCTTACGGTCTCAATGCCACGTGTGTTCGCTGCATTGTACAAAAAGGTGCTACTTTCTGTAGAACCAAACGTCGTCGCCATGATCCTAGCCAGCGTCGTTTTCCCACACCCGAACGGACCATGCAGCAGGAACACATGGGGACGTACAGTGCCCTTGAGTGTCCTACTCAGAGCACTGATCGTCTCCTCATTACCCACAACTTCTTCCAGGGAGGAGGGTCTAACAATCTGATACAGCATAGTCCATCTCCACTACAGAATCACCTGATGGCAAGACTCACACATCGCATAGTCCTTAGTGATCTCACCCGCCACCAACTGCAAGTCACGTGCCGATGCTTGAGATAGGGCCTGATTATGCGTCCCCACCGCCGTCACCGCATTGTAGATATCGTACATCGTCTGAGCACCCATGCCGTCATTTTGCTTCGCCAACTCATCACGGATGATGCCCTGTGTCCGTGTCGGAATACCGAACTTGCGGAAGATACTCTTCAGCGTGCTGTCCAACTGCCCAACAACACCCACCTCTGTGAGCTGCTTGATGCGGTTGAACTCACACTTCAATTCCTTCGCACTCCGATTCGCTGCCGTCTGCGCCCACAACGCAATGTCATCGTTGTTGTTACTTCTCCGAGACCACTTGCTCAGACTCTCAGACGTGATAGCCCCATTCGAACACCACTGACGGAAGATGTACGGCGTGACCTCCAATGCCTTTGATCCAAATATACTATTTTGCACTGAGATCCCGCCGTACAATGTGTCTCCCGTCTTCGGCTCAAACGTCTCATTTAGGACGACGCAGAACCGTGAGTAATCCAAGTCAGTACTGACCTGATGATAGCCCAGAACCTCAACACCATCCAGGCCCGCAAGAATGTTGTCATGCAACATCATGTTGGAATGATAGTCCGGACGATTCTTGTAAGCGCCCACCACTTTACCATCCCTCAAGAAGAACCGCATCTTCTGCCCCGGCACACCACACCAATAGTTCAGGTGATCCCTAAGCATATGATACGGGCACTTGCGAGAATAGGACGCCGGAATCCCAATACAGGTCGCTGCCTGCTGCAATCCAGTGTCCGTCAAGGTATGTTCTTCACCAATGATCGCCACCCTCGCTGGCTGTCCCTGCATCACCTCCTGGAACTCCACCGCCTTCTCCGTGCCCAGATCCACATCCTTATGTGTGAGTCCTTCGGTGGGCTCCAGTGTAGCAACCAGTTGATCCCTAGTAATCAAATTCAACTCTGACATTCTGTTCCTCCCAAAATCGTCTCTCCCTTCACTATCATTATACACCATCAATCCAAAGCGTGTCACGCTTCTGGAAGAATTTCCACTTTTTCTACAAAACCACACTCCATGCAATCGTAGATGTGGAACTTCTTGTCCTCCTCTTTCACCTTCTGATCCGAATGCGCCGTCTCATTGCCACAGTCTCCACATACCCGAATAGCCAGACCGTGCATATCATACCAGTTCCGTCCCACTTCCCATTCGAAGACCATAGGAACATCACGCTGCCACTCAAAATAATGATGCGTCATGATCGAATCCACCATAGGAACTATGCGAGTGATCTCATTGGGGATAGCATCAAACGTCACACTGTCATGCACCTCAATGATCGGCAAAGATCGGATACCCTCATCCACAAACATCTTCGCCACCAGATCCTCCTCGATACGAATGATCCCATTCAGAACCAAGTGGAATGCAGGACCCTGGATCGGATAGTTCACCAGCTGGTTGTAGCTCAATGGGCCATGGCTCCGGAATCCAGTAACACCTTCCAAGTACCCATTTAATAGATAATGCTCCCTGTTCTCAGCCTGCCACTTCTTCACACCGGCAAACTCTTCCCAGAACTCAGCCTGCACCTTGAAGACATGCTCCTTGGTCACACCCAGAGGTGCCATGTTCTTGGCAATGGAATCCGCAGTCGATCCAAAGAAAGAGGGGAAGACGAATAGGTTCTTGGCCCAGAATCGCTCTGTGTCCCGATCAATCTCAGACTTTGGTTTTTGGAAGAGACGGATCGCCCACTTCATATGCATGTCCACGCCTTCCTTGAGCTGTCGAATCAGCTCTCGGTCATTAGACGCCATAGCGATAATGCGAACCTCAAGAGATCCCTGATCGCCTTCCAAGAATACTCGCCCCTCAGATGGCTTGATGCATCTTCTGAACTTCTTCAACTCAGGATCGTGCTTGAAGACATTCTGCACATTCGTATCAGAAGCAGAGGATCTGTAGGTTGCCGCCCTATTCAGATTATAGTTCGGATGAATGTACCCATCAGCTCCCATGACCTTGCGGTAGCCCTCTACCCTCTCCAATGCGGAACATGTCTTACGGAATCTCAACACGTTAGACAGCAAACGGCGCACAGAAGCATTCTTCGTGCTCTTCTGAATCTCCACCAATGTGGCCTCATCCGTGCTGGGATTCTTCCCCTTGGTCATCTTAGTGGACTCTATCTTGTACCCATCATAGATCACCTTGCCCACCTGAGCTGGAGAATCCACATTGAATGTCTTCTCCTGTTCTACCTCATATGCCTTCACCTTAGGATCACCATACACATCAGCCAGACACCGATCCTGCTCTTCTTTGTACTTCTTCTCAAATGCCGCCAGTTCATCCAAATCAATCCGCACACCTCGATGCTTATAGCTTGCCAAAGCCTTCGCACCCCGCATCATAAAGCCATGGAAGAACGCACCCAATGTCTCATGTCTCTCGAAGAACCTACGCTGCCTCTTATATGCCAAGAATGTGTAACGCGAATCCAGAACGCTGTACGTGACCTGATCCTTCAATGAAGCATCCGGAAAATGTACCACATCCAAGATCTCCTTATAGTCATCTCCACGCATCTGAAATGCCTGAAAACCCAGACCAGTAGACTTACTATTGCAATACATGACATGAGCACCAATCATCGTATCATGGATACAGTTGACTACCGGTGTATCGAAGAACCTACGACTCCACGAATCTTCCATGTTCAGGTTCTGTACAATCTTCGGCACATCACTAGCTAGAAGCTGACCCAACGTTCTGCATACATAGGACAACTCCACATCATTGAAGTACGGATTCCCATTCTCATCAATCAATGAGAGAGGAATCATCACACCATGGGCAGGGTCTGTAGAAAATGACACGCAGTAAATGTCCGTCCCATCCAAATGCGCATGAAGCTCATTGGTCTCAAAGTCAAAAGAGAACGGATCTCCATTATTGATCAACGCCTCCATGTAGGCAATAGCCTCATCTGGGTCCGTAATCAGTTCACACCCTTCTCGATCCAAGGGCTTAGGAAGCTTCTTCCCCAACTTCGCCACACACCTAGCCAAATCATACAAGAACAAATTCTTATCCGCTGGACTGTACTTGTCCTTCTCTCGTGCCAAATAGAAACTAGGCTTGTGAGCGCCGCCCACCCAGCACCCATACTCATGATATGGCAACACCTGCCCATGCATCAGCTGTGTATTAAACTTCACCTTCTTCAGGTACTGAGGACGCAACACAGACTTGATAGCAGGAGTCCCTAGGCAAATGATGAGCTGAGGATTGACAATTCGAATGTCTTCCAGAAGCCTGCCCCGACACGCCTTCATTTGTGTCTCTGTGGGCTCCTTCTCCACGTATGCGTTCTTCATTCCAGGGAAGCAATCCACCACGCTAGTGCGAACACAGTCCCGGTCTAAGCTGATGCCCAGCTGTTGCAATGAGGATCTCAACAGATCCCCATCATTCCCCATGAACGTCAAGCCATCTCTATCGTCTATACGACTAGGGGCCGTACTGATGATAAGAATACCCTTCTCTCCCTTACCAAACCTCTTGATCTTCGGAGACTGGCACGACTGATACAGTTTGCATGTTTCACAGTTGTACACCTTGGCCTTGGCCGGAGATGCCTTCCTAGCTCCTCGCTTCGCTCTAGTCAGAGCCTTCCCAGTATCGTTCTTCAGCTCTGCTGAAAAGTCATCTGGAAAGAAGAATGCCTTTTGCTTTCTTACCATCTCTACTCCCTCGTCCGAAGCAGGTATGATGCTGGCCCAGAAGTGAACATCACCACGCCCTCATCCGCATAGAAATCGAAGGAGGTGCATGTCTTTTCTACGCCCTCAAACAGCGCCGGGTTCACGAAAAACCCCAATTCCTCCTCTCCAAAATCAGCATCAATTTCCACCTCTTCCTTCAGC